AACACCTCCTCCTTCGCTAGTTGGTTGGCCTTGTGAAATTTTAGCAGTCAACTATTCTTTTAATTAACTAAAGTGAGAAACATTATGAGTGATTACGATAATACAAACCGAGGCGCAATCTGGAAGAATGAGAATCGCCAAAGCGAAAAGCATCCGCAGTACAAAGGTAGCATTAATGTTGGTGGTGTTGAATACTGGTTGAGTGCATGGGTAGGCAACAAAGACAATCCCAAAGCCCCTGCGTTAAGTCTTAGCGTACAGGCTAAGGAAGAGCAAGCAAAACCTAAAGCTGCTCCTGCAACGGCAGACGACTTCGATGACGATATGCCTTTCTAGTTTACTTAAAGGGTTACGGTGCTGACCTTAAAGAGAGCGCCACCTAATCTATAGGAGATTAATATGAACTCGATAAAGTCTTGCCCTACTTGCGGTTACGCTTGTAGCGCAGTACGCAACACCAATGGCGATGTGTTAGGATATTTCTGTAATCTAGTCGTTGATGGCGCTTGTGATTACATAGATGTTAAATCCAGCATTGAATACGAGATCGAGAAAAAGCATGGCAGCGAAAAAGAAAGCTAAGACCTCACAACAGCTACGCAAAGAAGCCCTGAAAGCTATCCAGAAGCTTGTTAGGCTTAAGGCGGCTGATGACAATGGTTACTGTACTTGCGTTAGTTGTGGCGTTACTAAGAAGTGGAATGATGGGATGCAGGGTGGCCACTTTATTCCAAAAGGTTCTAGTAGCTACTGGGCCTTAGTAGAAGAGAATATACATCCACAATGCGTAGGTTGTAACCAGTTTGGTATGGCGCATGGGATAGCAGCACAGCAGTACACGATTTATATGCAGGAGATGTACGGTGAGGATTATGTTGACAAGATGCTTGCTGACGCTAAGAAGCCTATAAAGATATATGCTGCTGACTATAGAGAGATGATTGAAGAATTTAACGAAAACATTACATTCCAATTAAAGAGGATAGGTGGATGAACACAATGCTAACTTACACGATAGAAGGCTATGAAGATGGCCAATCTATGGATGTTGAGGTTTTAAGTGAAGATAAGGTTGTAAATATCCACGTTCATGGTTGGAATAGCTCACTTAGTTTTTGCTTAGATAAAGCAGATGCTATAAAAGATCTTGGTAATCTTCTTATCGAGGCATCATCTGTGGCAGAATAGCCACTTGCCTCAATGGCAAAACCAGTCTGGTTGTGTAAAAATTTGTAAAAACATACACACAAGGCTAAATTATGCGCTATTTGCTAATTTTGCTGCTCTTAGCGTCCTCCTCCGTAAGTTCTTCCCAAGCAACTGTAGGCGATTTTGGCTCTAACCAGCAAGCAGAAACCATAACTTCGACTACAGAAACCGTTGTAAATCAAAAGGGTACGCCAGTTACAACTGCGGTAAGCCCTTCTGCACCCTCATATAACCAAGATGTCTGTGTCGTATCTAGCGGCAGAGGTATGCAAACCCTGCATATAGGCTTGAGCTTTGGTGCAACGACATCAGATCCAGTTTGCGAGATGCTAAAGCTATCCAGGCAACTAGAGAAGCTAGGCTTGAAAGTAGCAGCTACTAGCGTCTTGTGTAATGATCCCAGAGTATTCCACGCGATGCTAAACGCATCCACACCATGCCCAATCAAAGGAAAAATAGGCGATGCTGCACTCCAATACTACGAAGAAAACCCTGATATTGTTCCTGATGCTCCTAGCGTCTACAAGCGTGAAGAGCCAGGAGAACGACTACGATATGACCGATCTCGCAAACGCTACGTCAGATATTAACTTTATGATTGGTGAGAGCATAGCTGAGTTCTCATCTTGGACGCAGCAAACCATGCTAGATGGCAATACAGTCATTCACAACCTTGCAGATGATACCCAATACATCTTAACGCCAGAGCAGATGGACAACTTTAACCAAGCTTATGCTGATGGTCTAGCAAATAGCACCCCAGAGGCTCTTACAGCCGTTCTCCTGAACGATATGATTGACCTTGAGCAATCTACCTACGAAGAGGAGAAAGAGGCTCTAACGGACGCTGCAAAGGAGATTGCGGCAGTTACAGAGATAGCTGACAAGCTAGTTAATGGTGATCAGCAGACTAAGATCAACGCAGAGCAGTACGCCACAGACAATGACTTGCGGGCCATCAAGGAATCTAGCCGCCAGAGGTTCAATACATCTATCTCAGGGATGCTAGAAGCCAGTATCACTAAGAATATGATTGAAGGTTATGCTCAGGACTCGGTGGTAATTGACGTTATTGCAGACGCATTTATGTCCACAAACACTGTGATGGACTTCTTTACAAATACTGCGGTATCTATTGATCAATTAGTACCCACACAACTTAATTTAGACTGGGATCAGCACTCTGTTGGAGTAAATAGCTTCATGTACGAAGTTTATGCAAATGATCCACAACAACACTTGGAGATGACACCACGATGAAGCCAGAACAGGTAGCACTATGGATTGGTATCGCCAGCTCTATTGGCGGCGCAGCAGTAGGATATGGTACGCTAACAGAGAAGGTAGCAGCACTAGAATCAGGTACTGATGCAACACATTTAGAATCACGATTAACAAAACTAGAAGTGAGGATTGAAGACAATGACATTGGAACCATTGGTAAAGAAATTCAACAGTTACGCGGAGAGCTTGAAAAGCTTTCTGACAAAGTGTCGAGCATTCGTGTCCCGTCAACAGGAGCGATTAAATCAGACATTCGAGTCCTTGAAAACAAAGTGGTCGATATTCAAGACCGACTTAAAGATCTTGATAGCGCACTTAAAGAAGTAGGAAAGCCTAGCAACCCACTACAGAGGTAATCATGGATCTTGATAAATACCCAATGGTAAGAGTTACTTGGTATGATGCTCAGGAAGGGGAGACTGGTTGGCTAGATATTGAGATGTGCATAAACACGCCACTAGCGGTTTGTCAGACTGTAGGTTGGTTAGTTGAGAATAATGATAAGAAGCTAACCCTTATGACAACTGTAGGTAAGAGTGAAGAAGACAGTGACATAACTCAAGGTGGTGGGTGCACTTCTATCCCACAAGACTGGGCAACTAATATAGAGTATCTAGACCCAGAGTCAAAAAAGATATAAGATAACAAACTAGAGAGGGAGTATGAAAGATAACGTAAACTACCCAGAGCATTACACTAAAGGCGACATAGAGACTATTGACTACATTGTTGATGTGTTAGGAAGAGAGGGCGCTATAGATTACTGCCATGGGAATGTAATTAAATATACTGGTAGCCGACTTATGAATAAACTCAACCCTGTTGAGGATGCTAAGAAGGCTATTTGGTATACGCAAAAGATGATTGAACTATTAGGAGAGAGCAATGGGGAAGGGTAGTAAGCCAAGACCAATCGAGATTGGCAGAAAAGAATTTGAAAAGAAGTTTGACGCAATAGACTGGAGCAACACTAAGGAAGCTACCAGTCCACCAGTCAAGAAAAACAAGAACACTATTCTTCCAAGGAAGAAGGGGTAGTATCTCTCTCCCTTTCCGCCTCAACCCTTTGAGCCTCAAGCAATAGTTCGTATTGCTCAACAGATACTCTCATCTGCTCATTAATAAGTTTATAAACCTCATCAATGCGCTCTGTTTTTTCTGCACCGCTCAGGTCTGGTGAGTTGTAAATCATATTCAATGTTTTTCTTGCTGCGCTAAGAGTCTTATTGCCTTCAGTAAATATTTTAACGCCAGCAAAGCCACCACGATCTGCAAATATCTTTGCGCTCTTTTCAGATTTGTCCCACACTTGACTAACAAGAGAGTCATCAATCCTTGCCTTGACATTGTTTCTTGCATCAAGAATATCATTAGCATATTCGTAATACTCTTTTGCGTATCGGTTGTTTGGCTTATTTGCATCCCCAATAAAAACAAATCCAGGAACATCTTTTAACTTCTTGTCTGGAGCTTCTATACCTGAGCGTAACTCGTAAGCTTCATCTAATAACATTAAAGTCGTTTCACCTAAACCAGCAAGCATAGAGTTTATAAAGTGCTCTACAACTGGAGCAGAAACTTCTGCCTTAGTGCCTTCAGTGTAATCTGTTAAAGCATTCAAGAAGGGTGACCGACTTGCTCTTAATGCTGGAGTAAGCATTTGCTCGCCAAATGTTTCTATTGGCGCACCAGTGAACGCATCTTTGTTGGTTCCTAATTCATAAAAAGGTTTAAAAGCTTGCACTGATGTCACAGGTTTAAGGAAAGGCTCATACCATTCATCGTTCTCTGTTTTTACTGGCGCTCCAGGTATAGATGTAACAACAGAAAGCATTGAATCCAACACACCTCTGCCGAACTCTTTACCAGCTTCAGTTGTATCGTAATCGCCTTCATACATTTTGACAGCAAACTCAGCAGCTTCTTCTGCTGTTGACATGATAACTCCAATGTCAAAAGGTTTTGGAATTCTAAATAACTGTAAGTTGCCATCGAGGTCGTAATAAAACATATTAACGTAGGCTCTTTTTTCCCAGTCCTCTAACTGCTCGTACTCTTCTCGGAAGAATAGTAACTGCATCGCAGTGATAGCAGCAACAGCTCCACCAGCAGCAGCCATCTTAGACATTACTGCGCCCCTGTTCTCCTGCTCCTGGACACCAACGCGCATTCTATCCATGCCTGTTAGTGCTGGCTGTAAGAATGGAATAAGCGTTGCATATGACCTAAAGATCTCGTTAGATCCAGCCATAGCGAAATCAGCGCCCATCTCTCTACCTGCTAGGGTTGCAGCTCTTGTTGGCACACCTTGCTCTTGAAGACGTTTAAACTCAGCTACCTTTTGCCCCTGCTCCATAGCATTAGATAATTCCTCTACCGCAAGAAACACATCGTAAGGGCTGATTAGAACTCTGCCTATCTTACCCATTACAGTATCAGCAGGATTGAGCTGCCTCATTAGCTTTCTTAGCTGAGGCTCTGAAGCTATGTACGATGAGTAGCCACCACCATTAAGAAGAAACTCTTGGTACTTCTCATCTTTTATCAATGCAGACCAGTTGCCTTTAAGTTGATCTATAGTGCTTTGGCCTGATCTTGTAAAGAAGAACCTACCTATTGAGTCCCTCCATAACGAGGCAGCCAAAAAGTCTGGAGTTGTAACAACAATTCTCTTCACAACATTGGTAGGCAGTGCAAGCATCTGAATTAATACATTCTGCTGTGGCTTGTTATAAAGCTGTAGAGATCTGTAAGCCATAGGATCTATGACCTCGTACTCTACTGGCTTACCCTCACGCATAATCTGAACTACATTAGGGCCACGCTGTTGATTGCCAAACGATAAGAAGCTCATAAAGTCTGGATATTCTTCCAGAACACTTCTCATTACATCTGCTTCAACTTCATCAGTAAGGCCAGCTTCTTCTATTACATCATCAATAACCTTTGCTACTTGCTCTTTTGTTACTGAAACAGTCTTTGGTTGTTTAAGAAGCTTCTCTAATGTGTTACCCATGCGGTCACTTTCTAACGCAAAGTCAACGAAGTCTCTTTTTGCTGCATTAACTAATGTTGCACTAATCAACATCCTCGCGTTAGATAAAACATTTTCGGCTGTAGGGTTAAGGTTAGCTGTAGAACCAAACAGTCTTTTAATGCCAGCTCCAGCATCGTCTAATCTTTTTCTACCTGGAGTCTTTCTTCCCGATGTCTCAATGTTAAACATTGGCACATACATTATTCGCTGCCAACCATCGACTTCTTTTTGACTCAGTAGCCCACCATCAACAGCAAAGTCAACAATACCTTGGTTCCACTTCAGGTATCTTTTAAAAGCCTCTTCAAACTGTGGATTGTTTTTCTCAGCATCTTTGATTACAGAGGTCATCTCCTCATCTGTGAATCTAAACTGACGACCTTGCTGATGAAGTTCCATAGAGCTCACAGCAGCCATGTAGTGCATAAACGCACCTAGCTGATTTCTTCCAGGCAACACAGGGCTTACTGACGCAAAGTCAAATATCTGCTGCAACCCTTCACTTCCCTTTACTATCTTTG